GATGCGGAGATTCAGAAGGAATTACGCGACGTTCCACGAGGAACACAATCGTCGATGGATGGCCAGGTGGCCGAGTCGTTGACCTATGAGCAGTGGCTCAAGACGAAGGATGACGATTTTCAGCGTGAGGTGCTGGGGCCAGGGAAGTATCGGCTCTGGAAAACCGGCAAGATTGGGCTCAAAGATCTGATTGATCAGCGCGGACATCCGCTCACACTGGCACAATTGAAAAACCTGCCGCCCGGCGATGATTCGACCGGCGGGTTGCCGGTGCCGCCCGCGAGTCCGGTGGTGCCGCCGTCGGCTCCGTTGCAGCCCGCCACGGTCGATGACTTCTTTCTGGCCCGCGAGGAGGAACACCCCTATAACAGCTTCATGTCCCCGCTCTCCAAGGATGAGCTACAAGACAAGCAGCTGCATTTGTCGGTTGACGGGAAGGTGGGGTATCTCCTGGATTCACAAGGAGACTTCGGGAATCTGTTCAATCATGGCGGCGTGAAGGGACAAGGTCAGGTGGCCATTGTGCAGGCGATTGAGCAGGGAGCCCGCACACTGGATGCGTTTGATGGGGTGTTGCCGGAACTCTATGCACAGTATGGCTATGCGGTGACGGGGCGGATGAAGTTTAACGATGCGTTCGCGCCGCCGAATTGGAATTATGCGCGTGATGGACGCCCGGACGTAGTGTTTATGGCTTATCAAGGAGGCGCACGTGAGTCGATCAAAAATCGGGTTGGAAAATTCCCCGCCTATATCCCACAGTCAGGCCGCTACTACACTGACTACGATCAGGCAAAGCATGACGCTCAGCGAGCGGCTCTGGCTCGCACGGATGATCGAGGCGCACGGCGAAGAGGAAGTCGTGAATCGGTGGCCGAGTCTGCAAGTGCAGCTCGACTTCGCCAGAAGCCTCTAGCGGCTCCCACGGCAGACTTTCCACCGCATCGACCCGACGGGATTGATACGCTGACACGATTCCTGGTGAAAGGGGAGCAGTTCACGCCAGAGCGGACCCTGCTGCATAAGGCGATTGAGTTCAACACGTTTCAAAGTGCGTCCGCAGTCAAGCGTCCGGTGGCGTACGTCTTGGGCGGTGGGCCAGCGTCAGGCAAGGACACCTTGAGGGATTTAGGCCTGCTACGGTTGCCGACGAATCAGGCGTACATTGATCCCGATGTGATTAAGAGCAAACTGCCGGAGTACCGTGACTTGGTGGCCTCTGGCGATTTGCAGGCCGCTGCGTTTGTGCATGAAGAATCCAGCCTCCTCTCGAAGTCGTTCCTTTCCCTGGCGGGTAAGAATTCCCTCAATGTGACATTGAATGGCACGGGAGACGGGTCACTCGACGGGCTCATGGACAAGGTGGCGCTGATGCGGGCCAGTGGACAGCGGGTCATCGCGCATTATGTGACGGTCCCGACGGATGTGGCGGTCTCGCGGGCGTATGCGCGGGCACAAGGGACCGGGCGGGCCGTGCCAGAGGACCGAATTCGAGAGACCCACCGGAATGTGAGCGCGGTGTTTCCTAAGGCTATTGAGCGCGGGCTCTTCGACGAGTTTACGCTGTGGGATAATACCGGAGCGCGTCCTGTGATCATCGCCAAGGGCCACCGGAATCGGCTGACGATTCTCGATCAATCGAAGTGGGACGCCTTTGTGCGAAAAGCAAAGGAGTAACGATGCTCAGCGTGGGACAAATGAGCCGGATTCAAAAGGAAGCCATGCTCAACCTCCCTCCGACCCTCACGTCCGATGAGGCGTTGGCGTTTCGGAAGCGCATGGAACTCGATCTGGCCAAGATGGCAGAAAAGGGGATTGCCCCTGATTTGCCGATCGATTTCGACTGAAAGGGCTTGACTCTAGCGGTCAAGTTTCGGTATGACTTCCCGCAGTAGACACGTGTTTCTACGCGCAAGGAGTTGTACGTATGCCATTAAAGGCCCTTCTCCCCTCTCTCGATGGTCTCGATGAAGCGACACAAAAACTCTACAAGAAATTAGACGACGGCAGTTTTCAGCTCGATGTCGAAGGACTCCCAGATGGGAAGAAACTCGAAACCAAGCTGGAGGAGTTTCGGGCGAATAACATTGAGTTGCAGAATGCGCTCAAGAAACTGAAGGAACAGGCGGAGGCCTATCGCGGCATTGATCCGACGAAGGCGAAAGAGGCGCTCGATAAACTCCAGCAGCTCCAAGACCAAAAGTTGATCGATGAAGGCAAGATCGAAGACCTCTTCACGCAACGCACGGAGCGCATGAAGTCAGAGCATAGCGAGCAACTGGCGCTCAAGGATCGAATGATCTCGGAGCTGGAAGGGAAGATCAAGCTCGTCGAGGATGAGAAGAATCAGTTCATTCTGTTTACGGAGCTGGCGAAGGCGATTGATAACCCGGCGTTCGGGTTTCAGTCCGGGGTGGCCGATCTCCTCAAGCGCCAGGTGAAGGAAGAGTTTCAGTATCGAGATGAAAAAGTGGTCCGGGTGAAGCCGGACGGTTCGTTGATGTACGGCAAGAATGGGGAGCCTGTCGGACTGACGGAGTTTCTCGCTGAAGTCGCCAAAGAGCGCCCGTATTTGGTCAAGCCCTCGTCTGGCGGGGGAGCCCATAACAACGGCAGCGGGAACAACGGCGGCGCAAATCAGAAAGTCTTAAAGCGCGATGCCTTTGACGGGCTCTCAGTCGTGGGGAAAGCGGAGTACATCAAAACGGGCGGTAAGATTGTCGATTAGTAGGGTTCGGCACATGCCGAATCCGTAGCCTGTGCTACACGGGACAATGGGGGGCTTGTCGAACTCCGGTGGAGGACGACGACCTGTCGGCGTCAGTGGGTAGTGCGGGGGACCTTCCCGTCGTGAAGGCCGGTGGCCGACACGATTAGGTCCAGCATCTTCCGGTGGAAGCTGCTTCCAGGGAACAACGCCATTGTGTGTTGTTTAGCTGCGAAGGGCTGTCTGTCTGGCAAGGGCTGGATCTTTCCATACAACAGACCTTTTCGCGTGTTGAGTATTCAACCCTTAAAAGGAGTCTGTTGTCATGGCAAACACAATTAGCAACCTCATTCCCCTCTTGTATGAAGCGCTGGATGTCGTGTCCCGCGAGATGGTCGGGTTTATCCCGGCGGTCACCCGTGATACCGGGGTCGAACGCGCCGCGTTGAATCAAACCGTCAACATCTTTACGGCTCCCGCCATCACCGGAGCCGATGTGACACCGGGACAGCTCCCGCCCGATGACGGGGATGCGACGTTCGGGAACGTCACGATGACCATCAGTAAGTCGCGCTATTGGCCGGTGCGCTGGAGCGGCGAGGAACAACGCGCCGTCGGCAGCACAGGCCTGCAAGGCAATGTGCTTCGTGATCAGTTCGCGCAGGCGATGCGGGCAGCGGTCAACGAGATCGAGGCCGATCTAGCCGCACTGCATCTCAGTTCGTCAGCGGCCTATGGGACAGCCGGAACGGCCCCGTTTGGCACCGCAGGCGATTTGTCGGACATCTCCTTCACGAAGAAAGTGTTGGAAGATGCCGGGGCTCCCACGAGTGATTTGCAGATGGTGCTCGGCACGGTGGCCAAGGCGAATTTGGGCGGGAAGCAATCGGCCTTGTTCAAAGTGAACGAAGCCGGTACGTCGGATCTGTTGCGACGGGGCATTGTTGGACAGTTGGAAGGCTTCGACATCCACACGAGCAATGCCATCAAGACGTTTACGGCAGGGACCGGGGCCGGGGCGACCACGAATACCACGGGGTATGCGATCGGGGCGACCACGATCACGTTGGCCAGTGCCGGAACGGGGACGATTCTCGCGGGTGATGTCATTACGTTTGCCGGAGATACGACCAAGTATGTCGTGGTCACCGGTGATGCCGATGTCTCGAATGGTGGCACGGTGGTGTTGCAGGAGCCAGGGTTGCGCAAAGCAATTCCGGCCTCGGCCACAGCCATTACAGTGTCGGCCACGAGCGCACGGAACATGGCGTTCAGCCGCTCGGCGATTGCCTTGGCGACACGTCTGCCTGCACTCCCGGACGGGGGCGACAGTGCGGATGACCGGACCACGATCACGGATCCTGTGTCTGGCTTGTCCTTTGAGGTGAGCCTGTATCGGCTCTACCGTCGGATCAAGTACGAAGTGGCGGTGGCGTGGGGCGTGAAGACCATTGCCCCTCGACATACGGCGATCCTGCTTGGCTAATCGGGTGTGAGTCGGGACGGAGTACGTGGCAGGGAGGGCTTCGGTTCTCCCTGCCGAACCCTTCACACGCGAGGTGACCCATGCGGACCGGCGAAGTGTTACCGTTTACCGTGCCGGTCGGGTCCATCCTGACTGTGACGGTGACGACGGGCGAAGCCTTTATCAATCCCATTAGTAGTTCGGGGGCTGTCGGCGAGACCATCCGGGTCTGGTCTGGCAATCCCTCGGAGTCGTTAGGTCCGTTTGCGACCACCCGCATCTATCGGGTGTCGTGTCTCATCGATGAGTGCAGCGTTGCCCTCACGCTATTTGATCCACAGTCCACGATCGGAGCCGGGGACGCCGTCTCGATGGGAGTGGACCAATCCTTTATTAAAGACGAGTTTATCGGCGGGAGCCTGACGCTCTTTGCGGGCGAGATCGGCGAGCTGGGGTGGTTTGGCAATCAGGTCGGGTCGGGGTCCGTGGTGATTCCGACGTTGACCTCCGGGGATGTCGATCATCCAGGCATTAAACGGCTCTCGACGGGCGCAACACTGAATTCGTCTGCATTTATTCAACTGCCTTCGACCACGCCGTTGAATCTGTTCATGTCGGAGATGTCGTGGGATCTCCAATTCATCGTCAATCTTCGCACGGCGGGCTCGAATGCGCGGGCAGCGATTGGAGTAGGGACGACGGCCACTCCGGCAGCGTTGACCGGGATTCGCGTCGAGAAGGCGTTTGCCGATAGTGATTGGTTCGCCTTCACGGGGAATGGCTCGACGACGACACGGAGCACCTTGGGCGCGGTCGTTGCGGGCGATTGGGAGCGTTTTCGGATCCGCCGCGTAGATGGGACGACGATTGGGTTCACGCGCAACGGTGGGACGGAAGTGACGATTGCGACGACGATTCCCGCTGCGGGGACCGGACTCTGTGTGTCGATGTATGTCGAAAATAATGCGACATCCGATAAGCAGCTGGATGTCGATTACTTCGATTGTTTGGTGTCGAACTTAACGCGGTAAGGGAGGGAATGTATGGCGATCTATCTCGTGAAATGCGCCCCGTGCGACGGGAATCCTGACGGCGTGGTGCGAATTGAGGAAGAGCAGTATGACCCAACGTGTCATGAAGTGGTGGGGATTGAGGGCCGTGGGCCGATTCATATTCCGGTGGCTCAGGACCCCAGTGAGCTTTCGCCGGAAGGCGACCCGGGAGCAGCGGACCCGAATGCTGTCGGCGAGACGGGCACTGAGGAGACCAATGCCCCCAGCCCCAAAGCCAGCAAGAAAAAGAAGTGAGCGGGCCGCCACGGAGCAGGAAGCGCGGTGGATGGCGCGGGTGGTGCGCGGTGGGTGTGTGTTATGCCGACATCTCGGACGCGGATATCAGGCGGCGGGCGTCCATCATCCACGCGAGGGGCAGGGGGTCGGACAGCGGGCCTCAAATTATCTCGCCATTGCCCTCTGTCGTGAGTGCCATCAGGGGGACGCAGGGTTTCATGGGCTCGGCAAACACGGATTCTATATGCGGTATCGATTGGACGAGTTAGATTTACTGGCTATGACCATTGAGGGCGTGGCCACAGGCGACCGGTTCAGTTAAGGGAGGGAGATTATGAGCACGCATCCGAATCGAGACTTGTTGTATGGCATGAGCATCGATGAACAAGAAGATATGCCCAGACAGAACCTCCTGGCGCTGCGTCGGTCGGTGTATGCCGAGCATGCCCGGCAGATGGAGCCGTCTGCGGCGATCGCACAGTGGGTCGCACAGATGAAGCTCTTATGTCCTGGTGGGGTGAAGGTCTGGGAGAACGAGTTGGGTTGGGCTGAAGCCTTATTGGTGGTGCGATACGGGGAAGATACACGACATTGGCCGTCGGCGTTTTCGGCTGGTGATGTGCTGCGGGCGACCAACTGGATGAAGGGCAAAATTCCGACCGGCGTGACCCACCTGAAGTCCACGCAGGACATGACGTTGGTGAGTGCGGCGTTCCTGGTGGCGGGGCTCGTTGGATTCATGGCGACCATGGGGACCGACGGGTGGATGAGCCTCCTATTCCTGCCGTTCCTGTTTGGGTCGGCGATGACCGACTTCTTGGAAAACAAGCTGGCGGATCACCTCTTCCGTACGACGACGTACTCGCAACCGTCAGTGTTGGCGGTCGGGCTGTTTACCGCCGCGCCCGGTGAAACGGGTGGGGGGACCGAGGTGTCGGGCGGCTCCTATGCACGAGTGCAACGCAATCCATCGGACTCGAATTGGCGGGGGACGCATGCGTCCACCTCCGGTGCGTCGTCAGGCACGGGTGGCGTCGTGGACAATGCTGCCGTCCTGACGTTTCCGTCGCCCACGGCGAACTGGGGAACCGTGTCGCATCAAGGGCTGTTCGATGCGACGACCTCCGGCAATCTCCTGATCTACGGGGCGTTGACACAGAGCAAGACAGTGAACAATGGCGACCCGGCTCCGAATTTCCCGGCGAATGCGTTGACCTTCACGTTTGCGTAAGAGGGCTGGGCGAGGATGGCATCACGGATTCAGACAGATTCGGCACAGTTCGATAATGTGACCGATTTCTCCAAGGCGTTCACGAGTAACGTGACGAGTGGGAGTCTGGTCGTGGTGTCGTCGGCGCGTTGGCGTTCCGGTGATAGCACCCTCTACGTCGCAGGGGATCTCACGAAGAGTGCGGGGACAGCCACGATCGACACGCCGGTACTTGCGTTCTCGGTGTCGGCGGGCTCCTCACAAGTGGTGGGCGTCTGGTCGGCCAAGGTGACGGCCTCAGGGAGTCTCACTCTGCAAGTGACGCATCCGGGGTCTGGCTGTTACGGATCGCAATTTATGCGTGAGTACGGCGGATCGTGGGACGGGACACGCACGGAAGACTCCGCCACCGACACCGGGAGTGCCACGAACCCCTCATCCGGTGACGCGACCTCGGCGGGAGCGGCATTGTTTGTGGGCGCGATGTGCGATGCGGATGGGGGGACGCCCACGATTACGGAGGATGCGGCGTTTACGCTCATCGCAGAGGACGAAAGCGGGGCCGATCGTATTGTGCATTCGGCCATTGATCGGATTGTCGCCACAGGCACGACTGATGCGGCTAGCTGGACCACAGCGGAAGCATCATGGGCTGCGGGGGTGGTGGTCTTCAAAGAGGCGGCGGGCGATACGACCTTAGCCGCAGCGGCGGCGGTGGCCCTCACCTCGTCAGCCGCGTTGACGACCGCCATTCAGATGGCCACCTCGACAGCATTAACACTTACCTCGTCCGCCTCGCTGACCACCTCGATCACGATGGCCTCGGCGGCGACGGTATCAATTACGTCGTCGGCGGACTTGACCGCCGCCATCACGATGGCCTCGTCACAGACTCTCGCGCTGACGACGACGAGTGCGTTGACCACCGCCATCGAGCTGGCCGGGGCAGCCACCGCCGCGATCACCACGACCGCAGACCTGACTGCCGGAGCCTACGAGGCTCCGACGATTACGTATGTCACTACGATTACGTCATCCGGTGGATCGAACCCGATGACGCACACCATGGATTCGACCGGCTACACCCATGTGCTGCTCGGCGGTGATACCGGCAATACGACCTTGACGGCGTCCGATAATAAAAGCTCGACCTTTGAGGCCTTAACCGGCGAGGCTGATGTGAATTTGAATTTTGCCCAGCTTCATTGGGCGAAGATCGGGACGCCGGGGTCCAGTCATACGGTCGAACTCTTGATGGGGACGGCGCTCAATTTTAGCCGCATGTCGGTCTTCTTGGTGAATTCACCGACGGGCGAATTGACGTTGGATGCAGAGTCTGCCGATAACGGCACGGGGACGGCAGTGGACGCCGGATCGTTGGCCACCTCGGCGGGGGCCGTGTCTATTCTGCATGCCGGATTCACCGCCGGGGGCACGCAGACTCCGGCGAGCGGATGGGACGAGCATTTCGAGGGTGGGTCCTATGTCGCGTCTCGACGAGATACGGCGTCCGGCACCTTTGATCCGGCGTGCACGCGGGACTCGTCATCAGATTGGGCGGCGGTATCGGCTTCCTGGATTACGGCGGCGGGGGATACATCAGCCTTGGCCTCCACGCCAGCGGTGGCGCTCTCGACGACAGCGGCGCTGACGACGGCGATTGAGATGGCCGCCACGTCTACGAGTAGCGTGACGGTGGGCGGAGCCCTGACCACGGAGATTGTGTTGGCGAGTACACCTGCGGTGGCACTCACCACGACTGCCGCACTAGATACGGCGACAACACTGGCGTCGAGTGTCAGTGTAGCCCTGACGACGAGCGCGGCGTTGACCACCGCGATCACCATGGCTGGGGCGTCTGCGGTCGCCGTGACGACCACGGCAAACTTGGTGGGCGATGCGACCGTGGCCTCGGCGGTGACGCTCGTGATCACGACGACGGCAGCCATCAAGGGGGCGGTGACGATTGCCAGCATCACGGGCACCGTGACACATGGCAGTACCATCACCATCAGCGGGGCAGACT